GACGTTTTGGTAGACGTACACCATCAAGATCAAAATTAGCACTTAGTTCAAATTCAACAACCTGTCTATTTTCAATAGTTTTTCTGTCAATATAATAAATTTCTTTAGGAAAAAGAGCACTTGCATCTGGTGTGCCATGTGGATTTTCAATTTCTTCTAATTTTATTACCGAATCATCTTCTTGTAACATCACATTATCTATTCCATCTTCCAGTAAAAAATGCCCTGGATCAAAATTTGTATTATCAATATATCTTTCAAGTGTTCTAAGTCTTGTTACTTTTGCACCTTCTAACCCTTGAGGCAATGTCAACATTAAAGTAGTAAATGTTCCCAAAATATTAGATATTTGTAATTTAGGTCTTGGAAGTTGTTTTGATGTAAATTCAAATCCAAACGCATCTATAGGCATCTTTATATATTGAATACTATCAAAAACAATATCTAAATTTTCATTTTCGCTTACACCATTATGCCAGTAGTATTTTGTATTTGAACCATGAATAGCAGTAATTAATTCTAATTGAAAAAGTTCAATTATATTACTCGGATTAGATTTTTGTAATTCCGATACTGGTATAGCCATTATTCAAATACTTGTTGGAACGTCATGTTTAGACTAGCCCTATTTAGAAAAGGTATTCTTTTTGTCCATTGAAGGCATATCCATTTATAAGCAACAATACTACCAGGAGGTTGCCAATCAAAAGAAGCACCATCATCTGCTCTAGCTTCAAGGAAAGTTTCTATCGTGTCAGAATCGCTTTCACTAACATCAAAAGTTAAAGCCCAAACGTAAGGTTTTGTATTTAAGCCAAACTTTATTCTATGCTGGTAGCCATCATTAAATTGTGTGGTTCGTATTTGTGAAGATGTTGTTTTTTGAGAATTATACGAAGGATTTATAGAAGGGAAAGTAGCCATTATGTTAATAAACCTCCAGGTCTTTTCTGTTTAATTAATTCTGATTGTATAGCAACTGAAATTAATTGACCAAGTTCTCTGCCCTGTTGTTCATCACCTTCAACAGAAGAACCAGAAGCATCTACGTTTACTACTATATTTGTTGAACCACCAAGAGCATGATTGGGTGTAACTGTACCTGTAACTCCTGGAGTAAACATCTCAGGACCACGTTCTCCAACTATATAAGAACTACCTGATTTAGCTATCCCACCATTAGCTAAGAATGGGTTAGGACCACCTAAAAATTGACTTGGATCAGCAATGCCAAGAGGTGTATCTGGTACAAAGAAAGAACTACCCCCACCGCCACCAAATAAACCTCCAAGTCCACCAAATATTGAACCAAGTAAACCACCGCCACCTAAAGAGCCTTGCATATTTCCAAACATAGCCATATTGAAGGCAGCATCTATTAGTTTGTTCAATACGTTGTTAAGCATATCGTTAAGTGTTGACGTTCCACGGATCATGCCTTTTATTCCATCTGATATATCAGTTGCTATTGTTTGAGACATTCTTTCAAATGCTGCTGCTGTTTCATCAGCTAATTCTCTTTCCTTTTGTAGAAGTTGCAGTTTTTTAAGTTTATTTTTTATTTCAGCTTCGTCTTTTATTTCGCCATCTTTTTTGAGGTCTGCTATTTTTTGTTCTATTTCAAACTCTTCTGCGTTTAATTCAAAACTACGTTCCAATAAAGCTATTTCATCATCTATATTTTTAACTCTCGCTTCCTGTATCTTTTTAATCATGGCTTCAGCTTCAGTTTCGGCATCCTTGAGATTAACTTTTTGTTGTAAAGCTATGATCTCATCATTTATTAATTTTCTGGCTTCTTCTATGTCTTGTATATTTACTGCTCCAAATAATCCTTTACCTTTATCTCTACCTACAGTTTCTAATGTTAAATCTCCCCTTGCTTTAGGATCTAAAGCGTTTTCGCCAAAAGGATTTATAATCTGCTCTCGTTTTCTTATTAGTTCCTTCATTTTTCTTCCTTCTTTTGTGTCTAATGTCTGTCCAGACGCATCTGCTTGTCCTAATAAAGCTGTTCTTTCTGCTGTTGTAGCGATAAATTTACCAATGCCTGAATTTTGAAGGAAGTTAGCAAAAGATGTTTTCATAAGTGTCATTATTTTTGCAAAATTATTTCCTAATTCTGTAAACTCATCTCCAAATTTAGTTAGAGCATTAACTCCGTCTTGTCCTACTAGATTTACCATTTTTTGTCTGGCTGCTTCAAAAGCTGCTTCTTCATCTCCTAACTTAGACAAAGTTTGTAACTGCTTTTCAAATTCTGTACCAGTTATACCTAGAGCAGCAGATATAGCGGTTACGTCTTTTGTAGAGCTATTTAACGCTGCACCTAATTTTCCTATTTCAACTGTGAAATTTTGAACACCTGTTACTACTGCTGTTCCAATAAGACCTCCTGCAAAGCCTCCCATCTGTCCACCTAACTTGTCTCCGATTAAACCACCAGTGAAACCACCAGCAGCAGCTAATGGACCTTGACCGAATAGTAGAGGAAACGCACCACTTATTAATGCACTTGTAAGACCACCACCTCTTCCTGCTCCTGCTGGTCCAGGAAGTAACTGACCTCCTCTATAATTAAGTTTAGAACTTGGTCCTACGGGGTTGCGTAATGCTTGGTTTAATCTTCTAGCTTCTGCTGTAGCAGCCTGTTCTGTTGCTTTGATACCTTGTATTGTTTGTTTATTTCGTAATACTTCCGATCCAACGAGTTTTTTATTATTTTCTATACCTCGTTTTCTAGCGTTGTTTATCCTTTCCTCGAATTGAGCAGCTTTTTTAGCTGATGTTGCGGTAAATCCTTCTCCTTTAAAAGAACCAGCATCAGTTAATCTTGCAGGTATAAGTCTGCTTATTCCTCTGGCCTCTGCGTTTAGCATGGAAGCACTAGGTAAACCTTTGGGTTGTCTAAGTGCTGTCTGTTGATCTATTACTGCTGCTGATCTACCCCCTAAAGTTCCTGCCCTACCAGACATTCTGATAAGGTTCATTCCAGCAGACTGTAAATTTACCTGTTTTGCCTTTTCTGCTGTTACTTTCTTTTCAAAAGCTAGTTCTTTCTTAGTTTCAAGTACACCTTGTTTTGCAAGTAAATTACCCTGTTTAGCTAAATCAAACTCTCCTTTAGATGCTTTAAGAGAAGCCTGTTCTAAGTTCTTTTCTAACTCAGTTATATCTAGTATTTTTGATTTTATTTTCTTTACTTGAGTCTCTATACCTAAAGACTCATTCTTTAACCTTATCTTTTGTAATTCCTGTTTTACTTCCTTATCGCCAGCATCTAATGTCTTTTTTGCTTGACCTTGTTTTACTTTTCCGACTTTATCTACCTTTACACCTAAATCCTTTAGCTGCTTGTCTAACTTCTTGGTATCTAGTTCTATATTTACTTTGTAATTAGCAGCCACGACTATTTATACTAAATAATTCTATATTAGCGTACCTTACGAGTCTGGGCTTGTTTTCTTGCTTTTTCGTATGCTTGTTCTTCTCTTTCAGATTTAATAGTAAAGTAAGCGTTCCAAGCAATTATTTCTTCGGTTGACATCCTCTCTCGTATCTCTCGGTGGGTATATCCTAATTTTTCAGCTATGAAGAACTGTGTGTATAAGAAATTATCGTCTTTAAGTTGTGCTTTTTACGGCATCGGGGCTTGCCTCCTCGCCCAAACTTTGCATTTTACCCATGATGTCTAACAGAACTGCAAGAGGTATTTCTCTTCTTAATGAAGGTAAATCTGCTGCTGAAAATAATTTTGCACCTGATTCATCTTCAGCTTTTGTAACAATAACTTGAAGTGCAAAGTCAAGACTTCCCTCTTCTTGACCTTTATTCATAGCTATTAGTGTACTGTTTATGGTGTCTCTATCGGCTATTGTAAGAGGCGACCAAAAGATCTTTAAAACCAGTTGTTCTCCTTTAAAAATAGAGTAGCTACTGCGTTCTTCGACACTGAAGGCTTGCTTTAGTTTGTCGATTGCTCTTACTGTTGGCATAAAAAATTGTATCTACTCTTGTAGTATAGCTTAGTATGTTCCTGCTGGCTTGGTTGTTTTAGTTGTGAAACCTCTATTTATTGCTAAGAACCCTTTATCAATATCTTTAAATATTTCCTTACTTTTCGTATATACATCATACCAATTAGGAACATTTGGTCTTGGTGTTGTTCTAGCTCCTGCTCTAAATAAAGATTCGTATTTTATTCCCTCACCTTTAAGTTTTGCTTTGTTAATTACAAAAGCAGCATAATCGGCTTTGTTGCCTATAAATACAGGACTTTTTAATGGTACGTAAACTCTATCACCACGCTGACTTGTATCTCTGAATATACTACCAGCTAACCTTGGAGGTGTATCATCTTGACTCGGATCAAATTCTCCCTGTCTAGGTAGAGTTGCTTGTACTTCAGTTTTACTTACGATCCAGGATTCTGCAAAAGTTCCTGTCCAAAAAGGACTTCGGTTCATTAGTGATTCTTGTATTTCAGCAGCAGCTTCAGCTTTTGCTTCAGTTACAAGTTTCCTAAAATCTTTAGGTAATTGTCTTATATCTTTTACTTTAGCCATTAGCAGAAAAATCGCAGTTTATAACACTTAAGAAATGACTGTCTCTATCTGTAGTTATAGCAGTTGGTCCTTCTATTTGACCTACTCTCGGAGATACTGAAAAACTATCCGTATAGTTAGAAGCGTTTATTGACGTAAGACCCGTTATTACAGATTCAGCTATTGCAGAAGCTACCGCACTTCCTTTCTTGGGAGGTGTCATTATTCCACATCTTATTACACCGCTATAGTATGTTTGGGCTGCCCCTTGGGGTTGAGTTGTAGATTGATTAAAGTTTAAGTTAACCATTACATACTTTTTCGTAAGCCCTGGGGTTGTAAAAGGCATATTATCAAACACAACTGTTACTGTGTTGTCAGCAGTTGTTACTGCATTTTTGATTGCGGTTTCAAATGCTGCTCTTGCGTTTACTAAAGTCATTAGAAAATAACATCAACTCTGAATAAATACTCCTGACCGCCACGCAAAGTTCTTACATCTGTAATCTTTGCAACTCTAGTCGATCCAGAGAATGTGAGAGTTACTTCATCTGATAATAAAGGTTGGTTATCACCTATAAGATCGGGTGTTATGTAAATTCGGGCTGTGTTCTCTTGAAAACCTGTTTCTTCTGTGGATTGTACAAATTCTACAGGTACTTTTATTGTGTAACTGGTATCACTGGTAGTTACTGCACCAGTAGATGTGTTGTAAGAGGCTGAAAGTTTTCTGGTATAAATAATTGATGTGTCTAATGAGTTCCCAAGTTGAGACACAACTTGCTTGGCAACATTTTTTAGTACTGTATCTAGTTGACCTGCCATTATCCTCTAACCACTCTCATTTGGAAACTACCTGCTCCACCTAGCATATACGCTCCAAGATAACTTTGTAACCACGGGTAGACATCTAAAATATTATTAACAGAACCAGTGCCCTGACTGTCAGTATTATATTTAACTTCTATATCTCCTAGCTTTACTTCAGAAAAGTTACCGTCTGTTCCTGTATTGCCTGTCATTGCATCGGTGTCATTTGCCAATGCTCTAGATAACTCATATTGTGCATACTTAACATTGTTTGGAATTGTAGAACAAGCTAACTCAACTCCATCGACTTGATAATTATTTCTTGGAAACTTTAATGCCTGACCAGAATCGCATCTGTCTCCATAGAATACGAAACTGTCAATCCATCGGGTAGCTGATATTAGTGCTCTGTTCTTTTGGTCATCTGTTTTATTTGTCCAAGTTGAAGAATCTGGAACTGTTTCAAAATAAGTATTAGCTTCTGCCAACGTAACATAACTATTAGCACTAGCTCCTTTTATTGTTGCGTCTATAGTTGCTGCCAC